ATGCATCATTCTTACATGCATATAAATCAGAGGGTAAAACTAAATATAAACCTGTAATGGGTAAAGCAAAAGATATAGTATAATGCCAATTTCTAGAGCACAAATGTCAAAACAAATAAGTGGACAACTAAGAGGCGGTAGACCGTCAAGAGCCATGCGTAAGAGAGTAGACAGGAAGCCAAAGAAAAGGTATAAAGTAAAAACGAGATAACATTAGTTATAACGTCAAAAGGGCCCTTTACAACAGGAGTAAGTATGCCAAGACAACAAGGACTAAAACCAATAGGGGACTCAGTTAAAAAAATAATTGAGCGAATAAAAAAAGAACGTGAAGAACGTAGAAAAAAAGGTAAACCTATTAGAACACAACCTAAACTGCCTGGTATGGGTAGAGGTGGAATACTTGGAGTGAAAAACCCTTTATATGTAACTAAAACTATAAGAACTATTAAACCAACTTTAGGAAGAAAAAAAACTGAAGAGTTCTTAAAAAAATTAAAAAATAAAAAGAAGAAAATGGGGGGCGGTATGCTTAAATATAAAAAAGGTGGTTTTCCAGATTTATCAGGAGATGGAAAAACAACGATGAAAGATATATTAATAGGTAGAGGTGTCATCAAGAAAAAAAGTGGTGGAAGCATTAAGAAAAAATCTAGAAAAAATCCTATGAAAGATGAAAGAGCTAGAGAAGGTCTTAAATCTTTATATAGAAAAATGGGAATGGGTAAAATGATAGATAGCGGTGAAATAGATTTTTCTGAATACAAAAAAGGTGGTAGCATTGATAAAAATGTTAGAGTCATAGACTTACAAAAACAAGGTAAGACATCTAAAAAAGGAATTCGTGTAAAAGGTAAAGGTAAATCTTTCATGGATGTTTATAAAAAAACAGTTTACAATAGAGCAGACGGCGGAATGGTTCCATTTGGTGGAGAAAAAAGAGTTCCTGGTTCTGGTGCTGCAACTAGAGGTACTGGATTCAAAGGAATATTTTAAGGAGATATTATGGATAAATCAAAAATTAATATGCACAAAAGAATGGCCATGGGCATGAGAGAAGGTGGCATGGGTGGTAGATCAGGAAGTATGATGTACTCAAGAGGTTACGGTGTTGGTGAAAAAAATAAAAGAATGCCTACTATGTTAAAAGATAGAGGACCAACAAATATGAAAAAAGGTGGCAAAGTACATAAAGCAATGCTTGGAGCTATGATGATGAAAAAAGCAAAAAAGGCAGGAGCTAAAGGAGTTGAAATGTTAAGTCCAATGGCAATGCTTAAAAGAATTGCTGGTAAAAAAGCAGGTGGTATGTCTCAAGGATATAAAGCTAGAGAAGATGAATCTTTGGGTATGAGAAGAGGTAAAGAGTCTGGTAAAAAACAAACTATGGCTGATAGAAGAAATGAGTCATATGGTAAATTTGGCAGAAGACCAAATCAAAAAATAAATAGAATGGGTGGCGGAGTTGCAGAGGCCGCAAGAAAAGTAAGAGCTTCTGGAATGAAAAAAGGTGGTAAAGCTCCTAAACCAGGAAGTTATGAATACTATTTATTGAACAGACCTAAACATTCACCTAAACCAATAAAACCATCTAAAATGAAAAGAGGTGGAAATACTAGAAGAATGAATAGACTTGAAGAGCTTGGAAGAGTTGATGCTGAAAAAGCAAGAACCTCAAGAGGCAGAAGAAATTTAAAAGCTGAAAAAAGAAGAATAGTAAGAGAACTTAAAAAGTAGGATATGTTTGAATGGCAACCAGTGGAACAGCAACATTCGATTTATCAATCGATGAAATAGTTGAAGAAGCATACGAAAGATGCGGAATTCAAACTAACTCTGGTTACGACTTAAAAAAAGCAAGAAGATCTCTAAATGTTTTATTTTCTGAGTGGGGTAATCGAGGTGTCCATCTTTGGAAAATACAATTAAATGCAGTGGCTCTTGTAGCTAGCCAATCTCAATATTCAACGGTTGCTGGTGCAAGTGATGTTTTAGAAGCTTTTATTTCTAACAGTGCAACAACTGTAAATCCTGGATCTGATACAACAGATGTATCTATAACAAAAATAGATAGATCAACTTATGCAGCATTACCCAACAAAGGATCAACAGGAACTCCCTCTCAATATTTTGTGGAAAGGGTTACAACTGGCACAGCTACACCTTTAATTACTTTATACATTACACCTGATGCGCAAAATTATACACATTTAAAATATTATTCTTTACAAAGAATACAAGACGCGGGAGCATACACAAATAATGCTGACGTGCCATTTAGATGGATACCATGCATGATATCTGGTTTAGCTTTTTATCTTTCTCAAAAATATACTCCAGAAAGAACTCAAGCTTTAAAACTGTATTATGAAGATGAAATTAAACGTGCTTTAGATGAAGATGGATCTAGATCCAGTACATTTATTACACCAGCACAATACTACCCAACGGTAACGTAATGGCTAATGTTTTTGCAAAAGGTAAATACGCATTATCTATATCAGATAGATCAGGACAAGCTTTTCCATATCTTGAAATGGTTAAAGAATGGAATGGTTCATTAGTGCATATATCAGAGTACGAACCTAAATCTCCACAATTAGATCCTAAAGTTTATGGGGGTGACCCACAAGCTTTGAGAAATACCAGAGTTCAACATAATATTGGAAATATGACAGTTGATGTCGGATCTTTTCAAGGGACTTTAGGAATTCCTACTTTTAGCTCAAATGGGATGATGCCTTTAGCACCTGGAAGAAGATTAGATGTTTTAAGTAGAATAGGAAAGGTTACGGTAGTTACATAATGGCAGGAATAACTTATTCAGATTTAGTTACAAAAATTAGAAATTATACAGAAGTAGACAGCACTGTATTTACAGATGCTATTGTTAATGGTTTTATATTAGACGCTGAAGAGAGAATATTAAGAGATGTAAATACTGATGCTGATAGAAGGTATGCTACTTCAACCATGATAGCCTCTCAAAAATTTTTAAACTTTCCGACTGGTGCATTGGTTATAAGAGCATTACAAATAACAAGTGGATCTGATAAAATTTATTTAGAAAAAAGAGATACTACATTTATTGATGAGTTTAATCCTGCAGGAGCAACTGGTGTGCCTAAATATTATGCTAACTTTGACGATGATACATTGATGTTTGCACCCATACCAAATACTACATTTGCTATTCAAGCTAGTTATGTAGCTAAACCAGATGGGTTATCTTCAACAAATACACAAACTTATTTAAGTGAAAGATTTCCTAATGGTTTGTTATACGCATGTTTAATAGAAGCTTTTGGTTATTTGAAAGGCCCTTTGGATATGTTGCAATATTACGAAAAACAGTATACAAATGCTATATCCAAGTATGCTGTCGAGCAAATTGGTAGAAGAAGAAGAGACGATTATTTCAATGGTGCGATAAGAATAAAAATAGATTCACCGTCACCATAAACAGGAGATTAAATTATGGCAATAACAACAAGTGCAATTACAAGTTCATTTAAAGATCAACTTTTAAGTGGAACACACAATTTCAACGCTACAGGCGGAAACAAATTTAAATTAGCTTTATATACTGACTCAGCAGTCATAGGACCATCGTTAGCGTCCTTTACAACTGCAGGTCAAGTTACTGACTCAACAGGAGATTATGCTTCTGGAGGTAAAGTTTTACAAAGTCAAACACATAAGCTTTCTGGTACAACAGCAATAGTAGACTTTGCAGATTTATCATACTTAACTGCTACGATCACGGCTATGGGTGCATTAATTTATAATACATCACAAGCAAACAAATCTGTTGCAGTTTTAGACTTTGTTTCAAACAAAGTATCAACATCAGGGACTTTTACAATACAATTTCCAAATTTTACTGACACATTAGCTATTATTAGATTAGCATAGGAGGTAGAATATGGCTGCACCAGATAGTTGGGGTAACGGACAGTGGGGTCAACTTGCGTGGGGTCAACAAAATTCTATTTCAGTAGGAGTATCTGGCTTATCAGTAACAAGTTCTCTTGGATCTGTTAATACAACAGCTGAATTAAATGTAGGTTGGGGTAGACAAGAATGGGGTAGTTTTGCTTGGGGTGTAGCTTATTCGATAGCACCTACTGGATTACAAACAACTATTTCTTTAGGAACTGCTGTTGCACAAGCTGGAGCTAAAGCTTCAGTTTCTAATAATTTAATTACGTCTGGTATCGGTGTTGTTGATATTGAGGCTGACGCTACATTTGTTCATACTCATGCACCACAAATAAATAGTGCAGTAGGTACACCAATCGTATCTGATAATGAATTTGTATCAGTTACTGGTCAATCTATAACTTCTGCAATTGGAAATGCAGGTGTTGTTTCAGGGATAATTGTTAAACCTGATGGTATAGGTGTTAATGTAAGTCTTGGAACAGTTGTTCCTTTTGCTGATATTACAATAAGACCTACTGGATTTGCTATATCTGTGGGATTAGGAGCTGCTGTAGCTACGCCTTCTATTACAGCACATGTTACAGGACAACAAATTACTTCTAGTATTGGCACTGTCACTACTAAACAAACAGCAGTTGTAAAACTAGATGGAATAACATTAAATGTTGAATTAGGTCAGGCTAATGCACAAGCATGGGCGAAGGTTGACACTGGCTCAACTGTAACTTATAGTGATGTAAATACTGGTTCTACGGTAACGTGGACAGATATTGCAGCTTAAACAGGAGATAAAATATGCCTTCAAGTTATACACCTTTAGGTGTCGAATTAATGGTAACCGGCGAACAAGCTGGTTTGTGGGGTGATAAAACAAATACAAATTTACAAATAGTTAGTCAAATTTCTGGTGGCTTTACAACTCAAGCTGTAAATGGAACAGGAAATACTGATTTAACTGTTAATGATGGATCTACTGGTGCAGCGTTAGCAACGAGAGTAATAGAATTAACAGGAACTATAACTGGTGCAATAACAGTATCAATTCCTTTAGACGTAGAAAATTTTTATATAATTAAAAATAGTACAAGTGGTGCATTTTCTGTAGAATTTCAATATACAAGTGGATCAGGTACAAGTGTTACATGGACTTCAACTGATAAAGGCACAAAAATATTATATGCTAAAGCAGATGATGGAACTAATCCAAATATTGTAGATGTATTTTCACAGTTCTCACAAATAAATTTAGTAAACAGGAATGAAGTAAGATTTGAAGATGCAACTGGTAATCAATACGTTGGATTAAGAGCAGCTGCAACTGTAGGGTCAAGTTTTACTTTAAACCTACCAACTGCTGATGCTTCTTCCTCAGGACAAGCATTAGTATCGGATTCATCTGGGAATTTATCTTTCGCAGATGCAGGAATATCATC